ACCAAACGTTTTTAGCGTCAAGCCCTTGCTCGTCGCCAACTCGTTTGTATTCTGCCCAAAACTCATCGCTTGAGATTTTGTTATTTTCTTCGTCGCCTAAGTCGGCAACTGGTGCGTGTGCGGTCACTTGGACAAGCTCGGCTGCCTTAGCCGCCACTGCCTCTTCGGTGATTTCCTTGGTTTGCTCGATCTCAGCGTCTTTAGCTTCAAGCTCGGCTGCCTTGGTTTCTACCTCAGCTGCTTTAGCTTCAAGCTCGGCTGCAACCTTCTCGACGGATGCCTCTGCGGCTTCCATTGTTAAGGCTGCTGATGCAAGCTCGGTAGTGATCTCTTCAACCTTAGCTTCAAGAGCCTGGTTGATGACAACCTGCTCAAGCAAGTCTGCGGAGATTTCTGTGCTTGCCTTGGTGACTGCCTCGATCTGCTTGGTCAGAGAAACGATTTGCTTCTCTGCTGGCACTTTGATTTCTGCACCTTCTGCCATTGCTGTGATATCGCCGGCTGCTGCGCGGAGGCCCGTGCTGATGTGATCAACAAACCCAGCGTCAAATGCTTCCTGAGCGGTAAACCAGGTTTCTTCATCCATGAGGTTCTTAATTTCGTCAGCTTCGTATTGACTGCGTCCATATGAGCTGAGAATGCTTGCGCTCATCTTGTCAAGCAAGTCAGCGTCTGCACGTAGTTCGTCAGCATCACCCATTGAGAACGTCCACGGGTTGTGAATCATTAGCAAGGCGTTGTCTGCCATATGCACCTCGTCGCCTGCCATAGCGATGACTGATGCCATGCTTGCTGCCAGTCCGTCAATGTGAGTGATCACTTTGGCTGGGTGGCGTTGTAGTGCATTGAACATTGCGTTGCCGTCGATCACTGATCCACCTGGAGAGTTGATTCTCAGGTTGATTGTGTCTGCGTTAATTTCTTTCAGCTCGTCGACGAACTGCTTTGCGTTAACATCAAATGACCCTATTGCGTCATAGATGCTGATTTCAGCGGAGGTTTCACCCTCGGCTGCTGTCATATTATACCATGTCTTGGTCATCTTCTGTTGTGTCTTGGTTGTTGTTGTTGTTGTCTTCTTGCTCAGGGACTACGTCCCCAGGCATTGTAAGAATTGCTAAATCTGTAGGTAGTAAACCGTTTTCCTCGGCTACCTTTTTCTGTAATACAATCTCTTTGGCTCGCTGCATTACCACATCCTCAAAGCTCTCGCCTCTGCGCTCTGTGATGTCTGTTGCTGTAATGAGTCCAGCGCGAAGGTCTTCAATATCTGCCTTGCGCATTCTGCCCTCGTCAACTGTGAACTCTGCCGGCTTGGTAAAGGTTACTTTCCACCAGTCTTTAGGTAATGAGTAAACGCCCATCTTGGCACGCTTGGCGATGATGTATTGAGCACACCGCTTGTAGCCACTTTCTAGTGTCTCGCGTCGAGCTGCTATTGATTTGTTAATGTCTGCGCTGAAACCACGCACGCCAGCACCGCCAACGGCTGAACTGTCTAGCATTTCTCTTCGCCATCCAAGGGCGTAGAATGCCGATTGCTCGACAAGCTGGGTGAACTTTAACCAACCCTCTGGTGGGTCGTTTGCTGTGTGGGCTTTGAGTGAGCCGCCGTTCTTAATGATGCGGATCATGCCGCTGTCCATGTAGGTTGTCGCTGGTGTGCTTGAGCCGCCACCGATCCCTAGTGCATTGCGTCCGATGTCGCGTGTGCCTGACTCGGTTGATTCAACTAGCGTTAATATGCTGTTGATTTTCTGCTTCATCTTCTGCGCGTCTCTTGTCTCGCTAAGATCATACCAGTCGAGGATTGCCGCTGCGATTGTTGGCGTGCCACGTCCTTGCGAGAACCATTCCATATCGGTGAAATGAACCACGCTGTTTGCTGGAATATCTTGGAAGCCTTTGGCCCTGCTGTCGTCTTTGACTCGGTATGCCACCGGTGCCATGTAGTCGTCGACAATAACACCCGTAAGAATCCTGCGCCCGTTATATGCTGGGTTGTCGCTGATGTATCCATCACGGCAATCGCCCCAGTCGCCAACGCGGTGAGCTTCTAAAAATTGCAGCTTAGGGAAACCCGTATCAGGCTGCTCGGTAAGTATCACAAAGAAGTCACCGTCCACGTCGAGCAGCTTGCTGCCGCGCCAGATGTTCTTTCTAAATCCAAAGTTGCTGCCCCTCAAGTCAAAGGCTTGATCGAGCTTTTTAAAATCATCTTCAACAGCAAGGGCAAATTCAGTATCAGCACTAAGTGATTGCAGCCGCCAGCTTCCACCATAAACGTAATTTGCCTTTTGCTTAACTGCGCCGGCAATGCTGCTGAATGATTGGTAAATGTATCGACTGTCACCAAGCATCATCTTGTGGCGGTGTGCCGTCATCATGTCGGCAATGTCGTTTGACAAGTTGTTGGTGTTGAGCCTGCGCTGGTCGTTACGCCCGCCGCTGTAAAACTCGCTGCTGCCGCCTCGGTATTGTTGAGTGTTGCGTGCGCTCGCTCTGCCGTATGTCGATTTAAGTGGTGAAACTGCCATGATTAACTGCGGTTATTATAAAAAGCAATGCGTGCCGTCATTGTGTCGGTCACCTCGTCGTTAGCATCAAGCACGTAAGTTTGCAACTCAGCATCTGTCATCTGACCACCTGATGCACCGCCAAGTGATATGCGTTTATATGCCAGGCGAATCATTTCTGTAAAATCAAATGCGCCCCAGTTAGGTGGCAGTTCATAGCTGAAACTTTTGCCGCTTAATGAGGCGTTAATCATGCGAGCGCCGCCCTGTTGCACCGTCTCAAGCTGTGCTGCGGTTAGCTGCTCAAGCAGTGACAGTGTAGCGGTAACAGATTTGTCGGCTTGTAGCCAGACTGTGAAGAGCAATGCACGCATATTGTGGAACTATTTAAAGCCTTAATTTTGTAATTTGTCAATCATAGAAAAATTACGCATCGTCCTCGCTGTTGTCTGCGCCGCTCACTCCAACTAAGCCAGCCATTGCCGCGCATACCACTTGCTGTTGCTCTGCGTCACCGTAGTGGTCATCCTTGCTATCACGGTTAATGAAGTCATAAAACCGCTTGCCGTCTGGCGCTGTCTTGCTGATGCGATGCCATGCGTTTATCTGGCGCTCATAGACTGAGCCGGCGTTGTCGGCATACGTCCAAACCATTTTCTCGTCTTCTGTTTTGATTGAGCGAATGAGTGAGAGCCTGTTCAATGCTGAGTGTTTACTGAATCGCACCTGCCCAGCATAGCGCCCGCCTTTTGCTTCTCGCGTGCCTTCTCCGATGTCGATGTATTGAACGTCTGAATAGATGCGCCTCAGCCCGTCCTGGTGTCGGAAGTCCATTGCCTTGTCACCACGAAACACCATCCACCCGTTATCTGCGGCGATGCGTTGCACCTGGCCTGTGTTATAGTTGCCATCCATAAAGACGCGCGAACCTCGGATGCCGTTCTGTGTGATCTGCCATTTGTCGGCAAGGTCACGAATAGCGCCAACGCTGACAACTTTCTCACGTTCAATGAGGCGAGATTGCAACACGCCGTTGATAACGCACCACGCTCGAACCACGACGTAGTAGTGATCTTTCTGAACGTCGCATGTAAGGAACAGCAGAGGCTCGTCACCGCCTTCCGGTTCCCACTTCTCTCCGAGCAGATAGCCACCGCGGGCGTTCTCTTGCACTTCGTCTGACATGTAATCGGATTCATTCCACGCTTCAGCGAGCTGCTTTCTAACGAAGTTTTCAAGCTTTGATAAATCACCGCGTGATCTGGCAATAGTGGCTTCTTTCCACTTTGTGACAAGCTCAGGCCAAGGCACGTGGACCATTGCATTGTAGTGGTAGAACTCAATATCTGGGTCGCCGTTCTCATTCATCTGGATGTATCGCCCTTCCGTGTTGCGCCTGTCTTGATCTGCTGGGTTCCACTCAAGCCTGCCTTCGCAAAGCTGGCACTGATAATAAACCGAGGCCCGGAGCTTTACCCAGTCAATCATTCCTTCCTCGTCTATTATTTCCTTGCTCGATGCGTAGCGCATACCGCCTGGCGGCACCTTGCCATTCACCGCTGGTAGTTTCCAAATGTATGGGATTTCCTCCCCGCAGCAGTCGCATTTGACATGCCATGTTCTCTGCGTCGACTTGCGCCAGAGTTGGTCGAGTTGGCTGCCCGCTGTCTGGCCTGATGATGGTAAGAACATCTGCCAGGACCAGGTGAATGAACTCTGCCTGTCATGGATCTGCTCAAGCCATGACTCGTCATCCTTGTAAGCCCATGATTCGTCGGCCGTGATGCGCTCTAATGTCTTTGAGTTTCTGTTGGCTAATATGCCAGCGGATAGCAGGCGCAGGAAACCTTGTGGCGAGCTGGTGTAAAACTTTGTTCTACGCCTCGGCTCGTCTGGAATGATCCTAGTTATGCTATCCGTGTTATCAATAAGCGGCATGAGCTTATCATCGCTCAGTTCTTTTAACGCCTCGGCAGTCAAGTCATAGTGCGCGGCATTGCATGGTGATGTTCCCATGCCGTAAAGCTGAATCAGTTGAGCGCATAAGGTTTTGATATGCTGGACCGAGCCAATCAGTCCAACGTAGCCGCCGCGCTTAGTTGCGGCCATTCGCAATGGCTCAAGTAATAACGGGTGGTGTTCCCGTTTAAAGTTACCATAGTCCAACTGTATGGCTTCCTCAATCCAAACAATGGGGTCGGCTTCTTCGTAATGCTCGACCTCATCTTTCATGGTTTAAGGTAGAACTTTCGCTCAGTCTGCACGCAATCAATGAACCACTGTGGCAGGTTAATCTCACCTGGCACCTTAGCCATGCGCTTTAAGCCTTCAAAGACGAGCAAGCCTGTGAGCATTGGTTTAAGTATCTTGTGAACCTCAGCCGGCGGTTTGTTGCTTAGCCGCTGGGCGATTTGTTTTGAGTATTTATCGCAGCACGCATTGCCGCCCCAAATCCAATTTTTAAGAATGCGCTCGACCTCTGGCCTTGGCAATGTCTCGCCACTATCTAAGCCGAGCTTTTTATTGTGGGCTTCCTGTTCGCGTATCTGTTTATCAATCTTGAGGTAAGCATCTAGTGCGATTTTCTCCCGTGCGTCGTCTCCTGCCTCTTTGGCTTCCTGAAGCTCAACAAAGTATTCATCGCGAAGCTGCTCAGCGGTCTTGGTTGCTATTTTCTTTGCCGCTTTCTTTGCCGTTTTCTTTTTAGGAAACTTGCCTGGATTGGCTTCTCTAAATGCACGCTTCCAGTCTTTGCCGCCGGTGATCTTGCTGTTGACCATCCACTGGTAAACATCAACATCTTTACCATCAAGTGGCGCTTTCATTTTCTTCCACCGCACAATGGTGTCACGGGTAACGCCAAACTCCTTTGCTGCCTCTGACTCAGTTTGCTGAGGCCTCAAGCCTTGCTCCATGCGCTTGAAGTTCTCCACAGCCCTGCGGTCAGATGCCGTGAGTGTCTTGCCGGCCTTTACCTTCTTGGCAATGTTGCTGATGTTTATTTCCTCAAGTTGTAAGTATTTATCTTTATTTTCCATTTTATTTTTTTTCTATTACATACCCAGCAAAATCACCGAAGCGGAAAATTTCGACGGATGGTTGAACCTCTTTCATCGCTAGTGGTCTTTGAACCCCAGCAAGTGATAGCTCTTTTGCTAGTATCTCGTCAGAGGAAACGCCCGCCGCCGCTTTACCAGCCAAAGCAAGCCGCCATAAAACCGTCGAAATGTAGCCACCCTCAGGTTCAAATTTATCAAAGATAATTATTGCCCCGCCAGGCTTAATTAAGCCCCTCAATTTGATCATAAAAACCTCCCTCTTTGATGGAGGGATAAACATTAAGCTCAAATACATTACCGCCAAATCGAAAGGCTTGAAGTCATACTCAGTTGCGTCTGTTACGATTAGCTTGCTTGGCCCATCGTATATGTCAGACATTGCATCCGAATTATCCAAAGGGATAAACTCTGCTTGCCTATCATTAAGTGTATCAGATAGGGCTTTGCCTATGTTCCCAGTACTTGCCCCTATGTCATAAACTAACCCATTTTGAGGGATGTAGTGCCGAGCAACGTGAGAGACAACCCCCGTAGTCAAATCATACCAAGGCAATTGTTCCCTTACGTGACGATCAAACTCGTCAGCAACGTGAGCGGTTTTGAATGTCCAATCTCTAGGAATTTCCATCTGTTACCTTGGTTAAAATTTCATCGTGAATCGTCTGCGCAATATGTGACATCATTACCGGAGGGACTGACCTGCCTAGTCGTTCCCATTGTTTAACATAATCACCCTTCAAAACAAAGTCATCCGGAAAGCCACAAATTCTTTTTAGCTCTTGAATAGAAAATTTACGGCACTCTGTCGGGTGAGATACGCTAGCACACCCAGGCGAGCCACCCATTGCTGTAACCGTCTGACATGGTTTATCTAGTGATGACCTCACAAGATTGAAATACTTATCTGATGACTGTCCCTGCTTTAGTTTCTTCCATTCCTTTCCAGTTGCGTATTTTTTAAGGCAAGCCCCTTTTTCTATTATCAGATCGCTGTGTGATTCAGTAATTATTTTTTTTGACTCGTCTTTATTTTCCTTCAGAACTTGAAAGTGTCTTGAGTTTACACCATTGACCCCAACTGTGATTGTTGGCGAAGTCCTGTTTGTTATTTCACCTGTTGACCATAAACCGCTAGTGTCGTGAACCACTTTTAGTATCCACGGGCAAGCGTCCCTAATGCTGTATTGATAGGATAACGGTGAAGGGTGAACTGGGTTGAGCTTCAAGTCCTCCCTTACTCCAATGAATATTGTCCTCTGCCGACTCTGTGGGACTCCCAACCACTTAGCATCCAAGACTCTGCAGCTAACCTTGTATCCGCAATCCTTTAGTTCTTTTAAGATTTCCTTGAAATATCCTTTTGCTGATCCCTTCACTAAGCCGGAAACATTCTCGGCCACAAAAACCTTGGGCTTCATTTCTCTTATTAGCCGAGAGTATTCAAAAAACAAGTCGTCCGTTCTTTGGCTTGAATCTGAGTATTTTTTAACATTGCCCCATCCTTTTTCCCTCTTGCCCGCTGTGCTAAATGAAGCGCACGGAGGTGAACCGTCAAGGATGTCTAGCTCACCGACTTTAAGCCCAGCCTTTTCAAGTAGCTCCGAACCTTTTACTTCCCTGATATCTCTCGGGTCAATAATTGCTTTACTGTTCGCCGCATAGCTTTCCCTTGCCGCAGGGATGAACTCATTAGCGAGCAGGACGCGATAGCCTGCCATGCGGTATCCTAGCGAAGAACCTCCGCAACCGGAGAACGTAGATATAACATTGAAGCCATTCCATTTTATTGCCTTGATGTCCTTCATTGAAGGCACGGCATATTTTGGTTTATTAACTCCACTCATAACCGCATTTTGGACATTCATGATTGGTGTCAATATCTTCGTTCATTTCTGGGAACTCATCTGGCGCTGGTGGTGCTGCTGTCATCAACTCCTCAAGATCAGGCACATCAAAGCCGGTAAGCTCCAAGTCTAAATTCCCCGTATCAAGCTCCCCGATAATATCAGCCAGGCTTGAGCGGTCAATCTCTGCCAGCTCAGCAATACGATTGTCTGCCACCAGGTGCGCCAGCTCGTCGGCCTCGGTCTTAAAATCCTGAACGTCCACCGGCACCTTCTCAAGCCCTAGCTGCTCCGCAGCCATTAGCCGCCCGTGGCCAGCCACAATGAAGCCTGAGCGTTTAGAGACTACAATCGGGTTGCGCCATCCCTGGTGTTTAATGATCTTGGAGAGCAATCTTATTTGCCCTTCGTTATGGGTGTTTGGATTTCGAGGGTGAGCTGTCATGTTGACCACATCCCGGAGCTCATCGTGGGCGCAGTTGATTTCTGGTTCGTTCATAAATTTATAAATTTTTGTATTAGGTTATTTGATTTGTAAAAAGCGTAGAAAAACGAGCGAATGACGCTAACCCAAATTGCTCTTATTATTAGTAGTCTTCTAGTATGGGGGTATTACCCATGATGTGCAAAATCACCAAACAGTTCCAGGCGCTTGGCTTTAGCCAGCTCGATTGCATCCTCTAGCTTTGCCCTGCTCCACTCATGCCTCTTTCCTTCGTGGTTTATTCTGATTCTCCAGCCCTTCTTGCCTGATGTTTGCTTTGATACATTCTTGTGACCTGTTGTATTCATTGAGCTTAATGGAGTGTTGCCCTTGTTTTGGCTTTGATTGCACAGCCTCAAGTTGCTGATCCTATTGTCATCTTTCTTATGGTTGATGTGATCAATATATCCGTCGGGCCATTCACCATAATAGATCATCCATGCAATTCTGTGTCCTCGATAAAGCCTGTTCTTTATTTTTATATTGATATAACCGTTCTTATTTGAACCTGCTATTGAGCCGTGCTGAATGCCCACCCCTTTTCGCTTGTGTCTTATGTTGCCGGTTTCTGGGTTGTATGAATACATTGAACATACCTGTTCGTGCGTCCATTTCTCCTCTTCGTTTTTTTTGTATGTCATAATCTTTATACTATTCCTTTCAGTGGTTTAGATTTCAGCTCTGGACACTGTCTTGATTCTGCTGCCTATGTTTTTTATAATTATAGAATTCAGTCACAATAGTTGTTGTAATATTGCCTCGTCTCATGGTTGCACCACAACTCATAAGTGCCCCGGCTATTCATATTGAATCGAACCCAGTGACCCAGGGGGCGTTTAAATGCTGAGCTGTTTGCAGAACCGATACATTCATACTTACTCTTGATCGCTGCAGCATCCATTGGCTTGCTGAATGCTTTGTCGTAACCATCTCTGTATGCTTGGCTGCTTGCCTTGGTCTTAATACCATCACCTGTAATATCATTGCTTGCTGTGTTGTTCATTATCTTATCCCTTTCAGTGGTTTAATCAGTTCTTTCCTCATTGTTTCGTGCCTTTCAATCTGCCAATCATAACTCTGTATCGACCTCAACCATGCCGTGCCTCGGTGCATCGCTGCAATCTCTCTGCTGGTCCATGAATGAAATATGTCCGAGTCTTTATTTTTATCGCTCATTTGTTGTAATATGTGTCTAAAATTTCCCAGTTATTTACAGGCTTATCTTCATTCCACCGCCAAGTTGATTGGTGGCAGATATCCTCGATGCGCCAGAATGAAAGCCCATGCTCGCCAAGGTCGATGACCAAGATATCAAAGTCTTTTTCGGTATAACGGCTATACCGTGGCGTATCGCTTGGAAGCCGGTTGGATGACTTGGCAGAGCCAACGAGAACCTTGTAGGTTGGCCGCCGGCAGTCACCGAGCCTTGTTCCTTTCTTTACCTGACAAGTGATTGGTGGCTGCCCTGGTTTGTGTAGAATGATGTCAATCTTTGTGTTGTGTGTGTGTGGCGTGAAGACGGTGTATCCCTCTCGCACTGCTGCAAGAGTAAAAACAATCTCGGATATTTCGCCCGCTTGATTCATCTTGGCGATGTTTTTAGCACAATTACACAAATTATCTAGGTAAATATTCATTTATTTTTAAGGTGAATGTTATCCATAACCCAAGGGATAACCAGCGAATCAATGCACCTTACATAAGCCTCTTCCGAATTGCTTTCCATATATGCTATGCCAGCCATGCCGAAAATCATATGAGTAACCTCATGAATTAGCGTTGCCCAGTGCTGCTCGTCATCCTTCAGGCATTGGCGCGAGAGTTTGATTGACTTGTTGTCCAGGTCACATGAACCCCATTGCCCGTCATCCCAGGTGGTATATTCAATCTTGATTTTATGCCCGAGGACGGTAATGGTTTTAATTGGCTTCATAATTATAATTTTCTAAATGCCTACCCGCCCCTATGGTGTTCTTTTCCAGAAAAACATACCTAGGGGGCGTTAAATGTTATGCCTCGGTTTTTATTTTTGTATTACAGTTGTTATACATGCCGCCCCATTGATCAGCCATTGCATCAGCTATCCCCTGGAATGTTTTGCTGCGTTCTTTCCCCCTGTCTTCTGATGGTGGCATCATGTGAATGCGCTGCTCTCGGCCCTCGACGATGTTGGTTGGTTTGAGGTGTTGCAGCCCCTTCAGCCACAGGCACGTTGCCTTTGTCTCACCATGTCCAAACTGCCACGGCTGAATCGTCTGGTCTGGTTTGCGCCACATGCTCGACATGATGCACACTGGGTTCTCTATCGCTATCATGGGAATGTCTGCCTTCGCTAACTGCATAAAGAATGATACGCCGCTTTGCTGTCTGCCATCCATTTGCTTTTCTTTAAACCATGCAGCGCCGGACACGCTCAAGTGTGTGCATGGCGGGTGTGCAATCATTAAATCCCAAGGGTAGTCGAGGACGTCGCGCACGTCGCCTTGGTAGTGCGGTCCTGGTGCATCAGTTGGCAGCAGGTCGCAACTCATAGCCTCATGCCCTCGCTTGATGAACGCATCACGCACCGCGCCACTGTATTCACAAGCAATAAGCACCTTTAGTGGCTCTCCTAGACTAAACATGCTGCCCCTCGGTTTTTATCTTTGCCATTACCTGCTCAATCAGCGGCCCGATGTGTGGATATTTCCGCGCCTCATTGACCGCTTTGATGGCATGAATAACCGTGCCATGATCTCGATTATCAAAACACTCGCCAACTTGGTTTAAACTCAAACTCGTTTCCTGGTATGCGAGCGCCATGCAGACTTGCCTCGCAAAGGCATGAGGTTGCCTTCTAGTGCGTCCTAATATGATTTTGGACTCTATACCCCAGATTGATGCCACGGCTCTTATAATGCCCTTTATTTGCGAAATATCCTCGCTAATCGGTGTTAAGCCTCTTCCATTCATGATTTTGCCCCCTTTCCAGCCCTGTAGCTTGCCCAGTTGCAATGAACGATGCCGCCCGTTTCCTCAAACCTGCTCCATGCGCTCCTGCCAACCTCAGCCGGCGCTTGCTCAATCGGCGTGTTGGTGATGATCACCGTCGAGCGCTGTTCGCCATAGCGGTGATCCAGCAAGTTGGTAAGCGTCCGCTTGTCATATTCGCTGCCAGCAAGCTCAGAATACTCGTCAAGGACCAGGAAGGCGCACGCTTTTGCGTTTGCCATTGTTTCCTTAGCCGCAGCCGCGTCGTGCTTGTCATCGCTAAACTCACCCCTAATGGCCCGCATCAGGTCATGAGCTCGGAAGTAACGCGTGTTTTTGATCTTGCTCGCCCAATAGGTCGCAATCTGCGTCTTGCCTGGGCCTCGATCACCGCAGAGAATGAGCATACAATCCCTGCCCGTGGCTCTCTGCTCAAGCTCCTGAGCCTTGGCAAGGCCTGGACCATTCATGCCGCCAAGCGCATTGATGTGCCTCTGTGGAAAGCCTCTCTCGGATAAGTGTTCACGCATGGCCTTAGAGGATGGGAACACTGATGCCTTCTCCGGCTCCGGCGTCACCTCTGGCGCTGCCGCTATTAGCGCGTCCAGAGAGCTTGCTATGTTTTTCATTGCTTGGGAATAGCCCTTGCCATCCGTTTTGGATTGATCGGTTGATTGTTTCGATTGCATCTTTTTCATTTAGTTTTTTTAGTTGGTTTATTTGTTTCGTGGTTGTGAGTTTCGTCGGTGTCTTGCGTTTCTGTTTCAAATATGTCTGCCAATCAGCCCATGCCTCGGCAAACTCATCAGATAAAAAAGGGAGCGCAGCGACCGGCTCCTTATTATCTTTCTTTTCCTTACCTTTCTTTACCTTTCCTTTCCTTTCCTTTCTTTCCTTTTCGTTTAAGCAAATCGTATCCATCTGGTTAACCAAAGCAGAACCTTGAGGTTTTTCTTCCTTATTATCAACGACTTGCGGAACGCGTTTTTTTGGCCTTCCGCCCTTTCTGCCGTTTTCCCTCAGTGTTTTAACCTTAGTTTCGGCATCATCTGGGTAGTAATTAACTACAAGGTTGTCACCCTCGAAACCAAACAGAAAGCTCTTGGTTTCTACCTCGCTTTTAGTCACTCCGCAGAGCTGTTGCCACATGCGGTCTTTCCAGCCTTTGCAGTCGATTATTACGCCTCCGTTTTCCTGAGCGCAGCACCAAGCCAGGAGACTAAGCCAAGTGGCTCTCTCGGTTGGTTCTGAGCCAAGGAAGTCCTCGGTTCTTAGTGTGTCTGTATGTATGTTTATCCAATTCATTGTGTTTGTTTTATTGTTTTATTTACTCATAAATCGTAGCCAGGCCCTCGTCGAGCAATAGTTGGTTAATATTAATATCGCCAAGGTAAATAGTTCCGAGCCAGCGCCCGTATTTGCCAGCCTTATCTTTGTGGCTCAATAGAACCACCTCCTTGCCATCTATTAGCTCGCGCAACCTTGCAGCTGATATGAGGCCATCGGACCTCTCAGAGCCGCGTATTTCAGGCGTATTGATACCATGCAGGCGAACCTTCTGGTGAATCTTCCATGTACTAAAGCCAAGGTCAATATCGAGCGTTACGGTGTCCCCGTCATAGACAGATTTGCACCTTGCTTTGTAATTATATAAATTCAAATCTCTCATTCTATTTCTAGCCCCTTAATTGTAATATCAACTCCTGCCATATCTGGCGATTCGCTCCAACTCTTACAAGCATGCACTGACATTACCTGGCTGTCATCTTTCCAGATATTAAGCACCGTTATAGCGTCCATGACGGCCTTAGTGAGGTTATCAATATCGGGCGTGCTGATATGCTGAAATGGCGCTGTGTCCTTCAGAATGCCCGCGTATTTGCCAGTCCTGTAGTGTGACTTGGGCCTGGGAAGGTAAAAATCGAGCCTGAGAAAGAACGGGTTTCTTAGATCACTGTTTGCATACCTCACGAGCCCATGAGCAATTTGAGCCTTCCACTCATCCGCGTTGCTCGGGTTGTAGATACCAGCCCTGCCGCCCCGCGCAAATGCACGGGGACGGGGTTGAGGCTTTGGGTGTCCGTAGATGAAAGCCTTCATTAGTCCTAGAATGGGATTTCCTCTGCTTCCTCTGCGCTTGCTTCTGCGGGTGCTGCCACCGGAGCTGATGCCATCTCTTGGCCCTCGAGCTTCCACGCTACCAGGTTGACAAAATATTTCTCTTTCCATTCTCGGCCTCGGATGTTGATGAACACCTTAACGCGGTCACCGATGTTGTATTTGTCAATCAGGCTTGTCTTGTCTTTAACCAGCTCGAACTTGATGTCTTGCGGGTAGTCACCAT